TTGGACCTTCCGCTTCGCAGAGGTCTTGGTCTTCGCCTTGCTTGTCTTCGCCATCTTCGGCTCCTTCGCAGTCGGGCCGCGACCATCGCGACCCTCCTACGACCCCGAGCCCCGTGTCGGGGCGCAGCGCCTCGAGGCGCGGAAGCCAATCAGCCTCGGCGCGACAGCACGCGGTCCATTGATTGCTGGAAGGTTTCGTTGGGAAGCGCAGTCTCGGCGGCGTGCCGGATCACTCCGAATATGACGAGCTGGACGCGCCTGACCGCCTGTTCGAGCGTCTCTCCGGGCAGGACTTGGGCGCCACTGTTCGCGAGAAATTTCCGCAGCGCCGGCTCGCGCGCGGCAGCAACGCGGGCCCGAATCTCTGCAGGCGAAAGGCCGCTCCAGTCCTCCATGGTCATGCTCCTCCTGGCAGTCTCCGTTCAGTGATGGCGGCATAGAGGCGCTGCTTCGGCCCGGAGCCAAGCGAATAATCGGATCATTTGATTGCTTGGTTCGCCGCACAATCATGGGATTATCAATCCGCGCTTATGCCAAGGCGCGTGGCGTCAGCCACGTGGCCGTGCTCAAAGCCGCGAAAGCCGGGCGTATCCCGCTTGAGCCGGACGGCACGATCGATCCCGCCAAAGCCGACGCGGCGTGGCAGCGCTCCACGGATCCGGGGCGCGCCAAGTCAAAGCCGAAGGCGCCCGCAGAGAACCTTCGCCCAGTTGGCGCGGCAGCCCTTGGCTCAGTGCGCGAGACGCTGAAGGAGCAAGGGCTTCCCGCCAGCGGCAACGTCACCTTCGTCCAGGCGCGCACCGCACACGAGATCGCCAAGGCGCATCTCGCGCGGCTTCGCCTCCAGCGCATGAAAGGCGAGCTTGTCGATCGGGCCCGTGCCACCGCGCTGGTGTTCAGGTTGGCGCGCGAGGAGCGCGACTCCTGGCTCAATTGGCCGGCGCGGATCGCCGCCCTGATCGCGGCCGACCTCGGTGTCGAGGCACACGCGGTCCAGAAACTCATCGAGACGCATGTCCGCGGTCACCTCGCCGAGCTCGCAGAGATTCGAGCAGAGTTCCGGTGACCTGTTGGCGTTCGACGGCGCGGAGGAACTCAGCCAAGCGTGGCGCGATGGCCTCACACCGGACCCCGCGCTGACGGTTTCCGAGTGGGCTGACCGGCATCGGATCTTAAGTCCGCGAGCTTCCGCCGAGCCAGGTCGCTACCGCACCGATCGGACGCCCTACATGCGCGCGATCATCGACGCGCTGTCGCCGACCCATCCGGCGCGACGCATCGTGGTGATGAAGTCGGCGCAGGTCGGATTCACCGAAGGCGGCAATAACTGGATCGGTTACGTCATCCATCACGCACCGGGCCCAATGCTCGCAGTGCAGCCGACCGTCGAGCTTGCCAAGCGCTTCTCGCGCCAGCGCATCGATCCACTGGTCAACGAGAGCCCGGCGCTTCGCGAACGGGTAAAGCCGGCGCGCTCGCGCGACGCCGGCAATACAGTGCTGTCGAAGGAGTTTCCGGCAGGTCTACTGGTCATCACCGGGGCGAACAGCGCAGTGGGCCTGCGCTCGATGCCGGCCCGCTACCTGTTCCTCGACGAGGTCGATGCCTATCCGCCATCAGCCGACGAGGAAGGCGATCCGGTTGCCCTCGCAGAAGCTCGCACCCGCACCTTTTCGTGGCGCTCGAAGGTGTTGCTCGGTTCGACGCCGACCATCCACGGCCTGTCGAGGATCGAGCGCGAATACGAGGCATCGGATCAGCGCCGCTACTTCGTGCCGTGCCCGCATTGCCGCGAGATGCAGTGGCTCAAGTTCGAACGGCTGCGCTGGGACAAGGGAAGGCCAGAGACCGCTCACTACGAGTGCGAGGCGTGCGATGGCCGGATCGAAGAGCACCACAAGACGGCGATGCTCGAGGCCGGGGATTGGCAGCCGAGCGCAGAAGCGCAGGACCCCGGCACCATCGGCTTTCACATCTCGGCGCTCTATTCGCCGGTCGGCTGGCTGTCCTGGGAGAACATCGCGCGCCTCTGGGAGGCCGCCACCACCGATGAAGCCAAGCGCAGTTTCAAGAACAGCGTGTTGGGCGAGACCTGGGTCGAGATCGGCGAGGCGCCAGATTGGCAGCGGCTCTACGAGCGCAGGGAGTCCTGGCAGATCGGTGCAGTGCCGAGTGGCGGACTGTTCCTGACGGCGGGCGCCGACATCCAGAAGGACCGCGTCGAGGTCGACGTCTGGGCCTGGGGCAGAGGTCTCGAAAGCTGGCTCGTCGACCACATTGTGGTCGAAGGCGGACCCGAGCAGGTCGGGACCTGGGAAGAGCTTGGGCGTCTGCTCGACCGGACCTGGCCGCACGCCCACGGCACCCGGGTTGGCATCGCGAAGCTCGCGATCGACACCGGGTACGAGGCACCCGCCGTCTATGCGTGGGCGCGCCGCGCAGGCTTCGCGCAGGTCGCGCCGATCAAGGGCGTCGAGGGTTTCAACCGGGCAGCACCGGTCATCTGGCCGACTTACGTCGACGTCAGCGAAGGCGGCAAGAAGCTCCGCCGCGGCGCGCGTCTGTGGACGATCGCGGTCGCGACCTTCAAGAGCGAGACCTATCGCTACCTGCGGCTTGCAGCCCCCACCGACGAAGAGATCGAGGCCGGCGCCTGCTATCCCGCGGGGTACGTCCATCTGCCGCGCGGTACCGAAGCCGAGTGGGTGAAGCAGCTCGTTGCCGAGCAGCTGGTTACCGTCAAGACGAAGCGCGGCTTCACGAGGCTAGAATGGCAGAAGCTGCGCGAGCGTAACGAGGCGCTCGACTGCCGGGTCTACGCGCGCGCTGCAGCCTGGATTGCCGGTGCCGACCGCTGGACCGACGCGATGTGGCAGGACCTGGAGAACCAGATCGGCCCAGCTGACGAAACTGAGCGGGAACAAGCCACGGATGCCGACGCGGCAGGCCGCCTCGTCGCCGGGGTGATTCGCCGGCGGCCCGAACGGCGCGCCCGGCGCGTGTTCCGGTCGAGCTACCTGAGCTGAACCATGACGCTCGAAGAGATGACGGCGCAGCGCGACACGCTGCTCGCCGCCCGCTTTCGCGGCGTGCGCACCGTGGAGCTCGACGGACGCCGCGTCACCTACGCGAGCGACGCTGAGATGGCGAACGCAATCACGGACCTCGAACGACGGATCGCGGCGGCCCAGGAGGGTGGTCGCAAACGCCGCATTCTCACGTCTGCCTCGAAAGGGCTCTGAGTGCTCGTCTCCCTGACAGCTTTTCGGCGGCGGGTCGGAGCCTTCATCGGCGGCTTCGAGGCGGGGCTCGCGAATCGCAGGCTGAAAGGCTTCCAACCGAGTCGCGCGCACCTCAACACGCTGATCGCGGCGGCCGGTCCCGACATCACGTCGCGCGCCCGCTGGCTAATTCGCAACAACGGCTACGCGGCGAACGCGATCGAGAGCTGGGCCGGTAATGTGGTGGGCGCCGGCATCAAGCCGTCGTCGCTGATCAAGGACGCTGGCTTAAAGGCACAGGTCCAAGAGCTCTGGCTCGACTGGACCGACGAGGCCGACGCCGAAAGCTTCACCGATTTCTACGGCTTGCAGCGCCGCGCCGCGCGCGAGGTGTTCATCGCGGGCGAGGTGTTCTTTCGCTTCCGGCCGCGCCGGCCACAGGACGGGCTCGCGGTACCGCTGCAGCTGCAGATGCTCCCTTCGGAGATGCTGCCGCTCAACCGCAACGAGGTGGCGCCCGGCGGCAACGTGGTCCGACAGGGGATCGAGTTCGATCGCATCGGGCGGCGCGTCGCATACCATTTCCTGCGCCGACACCCCGGCGACTACACTGATCCAGGCCTTGCCGGCGAGACCGTGCGCGTGCCGGCGTCCGAGATCGTGCACGTCATCGACCCGGTCGATGCCGGCCAGCTGCGCGGCGTGTCGCGATTTGCGGCCGGCATCGTGAAGCTCTTCCTGCTCGACCAGTATGACGACGCTGAGCTCGACCGGAAGAAGGTCGCGGCGATGCATGCGCTCTTCATCACGACGCCGGCGCCGGCCGAGCCGCTCGACGCAGCCGAGGGACGCGACGAGAACGACGAGCGCACCATCGACCTGCAGCCCGGCCAGATCACCATGCTGGAGCCCGGCGAGGAGGTGCAGACCTCGGCGCCTGCGGATTCAGGCCAGACTTACGAGCCCTTCCAGTATCGGACTTTGCTCCAGGTGTCGGCGGCTCTCGGCGTGCCGTATGCGTACCTGTCGAACGATATGCTCAAGGCGAACTACTCGAACTCCCGCCTTGCGCTGCTCGAATTCCGCCGGCGGATCGAAGCCTACCAGCACGCCGTGGTGGTCTGGCAGCTCTGCCGCCAGGTGTGGGCGCGCTGGATGGACACCGCGGTGCTCGCGGGCGCGCTCAGCTTGCCGGACTACGACGACCGTCGGCGCGAGTACCTCGCCTGCGGCTGGCTGCCGCCGAAGTGGGACTGGGTCGATCCGCTCAAGGACGCGCGCGCCGAGATCGAGCAGATCGAAGCGGGCTTGAAGAGCCGCACGCAGGCGCTGGCAGAGCGCGGCTACGACGCCGAGCAGGTGGACGCCGAGATCGCGGCCGACAAGGCACGCGAGCAGAAGCTTGGACTCCTATTTGGTGCCACGCCGGCGACGTCTATTCCGACTGAGGCCGGTGAGCTTCCACAGGAGAACTTGCAGCCGTGACCGAGCCTACGTTCACCATCCATCAAGCCTGTGCCGCCACGGGTATCACACCGGCCTGCCTGCATCAGTGGATCGAGCGGGACCACTTCGTCCCGCTGCATAATCCCCAATCCGGGATCCGCCGAGAGTACACGCTCCGCGACATCGTTCATGTTGCAGCGATCGTCGAACTCACAATGGCGGGCCTTCCACCGCTACGCGCCGCTGAAATTCTCGGGACTTCACCGTTGGACACGGCAGGTCGACAAACCATGGTGGCCCGCCGCGATCAAACGGAAATCCGGCTCAACCTTGCTGCTGTCACCGAGCGTGTCCGCACGGCTCTGCTCTGACCAACATGCACAATCTGCCTCACATCGCATCCCGCGTGTTCGGGACGCCGCTGATGATCGCGCGCGCCAAGCTCGAGGTGATCCTCGGCGTGCTAGCGCCACGCCTTGCCGGCGGCACGCTTGAGCCGCTCGAACCGGAAGCCGATCCGCCCCCGCTCACCTCGGTCACCGTGGAGAAGATCGCGGTGGTGTCGGTGATCGGCACGCTGGTGAGCCGCTCAGGCTTCCTCGACGCCGCAAGCGGGCTGCAGGCGTATGGAGATATCGGAGACGCCATCGCCGCAGCGATGGACGATGCGAGCGTGCGCGGCGTCATCCTCGACGTCGACTCCCCCGGCGGGGAAGTCGGCGGCCTGTTCGATCTCGTCGAACAGATACAGGCCATCCGAGACGCAAGCTCAAAGCCGCTCTGGGCCGTCGCCAACGAGAGCGCGTTGTCGGCCGCCTATGCCATCGCGAGCGCCGCCGACCGGCTCTACGTCACGCGCACCGGCGAGGTCGGTTCGATCGGCGTGGTCGCGGTGCACATCGACGAGAGCGGGGCCGACGCCAAGGCAGGGCTGGCCTGGACCTTCGTGTTCGCCGGGGACCGCAAGGTCGACGGCAACGCGCATGAGCCGCTCTCGGAACGAGCGCGCGCCACCATCCAGGCCGACGTCGACCGGCTTTACGCCGAGTTCTGCACGCTGGTTGCCGCGAACCGGGGCCTGAGCCCCGAGGCGGTGCGCGGCACCGACGCTGCGATCCACCGCGGCACGCTTGCAGTCCGAGCCGGTCTCGCCGACCGGCTCGGCACGCTCGACCTCGCCATCGCCGAGATGGCGGCCGAACTCGACCGCGCCGCACCGGCGCGCGCGCATGTCAACCCGACACTGAAGAGGAGCCTGTCCATGGCGACCAACGAGACTGAGCAAACACACGATCAACCGGAGGAGCGGCAGCAAGCAGGTGCTCCTGAGCAAGCGCCAACGAACGCTGCGCCTGCGACTCCGTCTCTCCCGGATGCCGAGGTGACGGCAGAAGCGGGGATCGCCGAGAAGCTGCGGGCGGAATTTGCCGAGATCGCTGCGGTCGTAAACCAGGCCGCACGGCTCGGCGTCACGGTCGATGCCGCCGACGCGCTGAAGAAGGGCATCGCGCCCGACGCGCTGCGCCGCTCCGTGCTCGACACGCTTGCCGCGCGGGCCGAGGCCACCACCGTGATCGCTGCCGCCCCGTCCAACCCGGTCGCGGGCGACAGCCCGATCGTGCGGCGCGCCAGAGAGCGCGCGGCAGCGGCGCGCGCCTGATCATGGAAAACTTAAGGAGCACCCGACATGCCTACACTGACCATGGCGCCGACGCTCGGCGATCTGCTCAAGTACGAGCTCAACGGCAACTACAGCCGCGAGACCGTGACGCTCAAAGCCGGCACGAACTACGCGCTCGGCTCGGTGCTCGGGAAGATCACCGCGACGGCCAAGTACCGGCTTTCGCCGGCCGCCCAGGTCGCCGGCGACGAGGGCGCCGAGACCGCGGCTGCCGTCCTCATCGAGGCGGTCGACGCGTCGGCAGCTGACAAGACGGCCCTCGTGGTCGCGCGTGGGCCAACGATCGTCTCGAAGGCGGCGCTGGTGTTCGACGCCTCTGTCGACCAGGCGGCGGAGAAGACCGCCAAGCACGCACAACTCGCCACGGCCGGCATCGTCGCCCGCGACACTGCCTGATCTCTTTCCCTGAACCTCCCTGCCTGACCGGGCCTCGATGGACCTCCATCGGGGCCCGGTCCCTTTTTGAGGAGACCTGACTCTATGGCCCCGATGATCAATCCCTTCGACGCGGGCGGCTACACGCTCGCCGAGATGACCACCGCCATCAACATCCTGCCCAATGTCTACACGCGTCTCGGCGAGCTTGGCCTGTTCCGCTTCGAGGGCATCACCCAGCGCAGCGTCATCATCGAGCAGGCCGAGGGCGTGCTGAACCTGCTGCCGACCGTGCCGCTCGGCGGACCTGCGACGGTCGCCAACCGCGACACGCGCGCCATGCGCTCGTTCACGGTGCCGTGGATCCCGCACGACGACGTGATCACGCCGCAAGACATCCAGGGCGTCCGCGGCTTTGGTGTGGCTGACGCAGCCGACCCGCTCGCGACTGTCATGGAGCGAAAGCTCACCCGCATGCGGGGAAAGCACGCCCAGACCCGCGAATACATGGAAGTCAACGCGCTGCGCGGTATCGTCAAGGATGGCGCCGGTGTCGCGCTCTACGACTATTTCGATGAGTTCGGGCTCGTGCAGCAGTCGGTCGATTTCGTGCTCGGCACGGCGGCCACCCAAGTGCAGGCCAAGTGCCGCGAGGTCCTGCGCAATGTCGAGACCGAGCTCAAGGGCGAGACCATGAATGGCGTGCTGGCGCTGGTCAGCCCCGGCTTCTTCGACAAGCTGATTGGTCACTCGAAAGTCGAGGAAGCATACAAGTACTTCTCGTCGACCGGCGCGCAGCCGTTGCGGGAGGACACCCGTCGGCGCTTCCCGTTCTCCGGCATCGTGTTCGAGGAGTACAACGCCACCGTCACGCTCTCGACCGGCGCGACCGAGACGCTGATCCCGGCGAACGAGGG